CCGACATCAACAGGCTGTATTTCTGGAAATCCGCCATCATCGTCTGCGAGGCGGCGATCCAGCACGCGCACCGGTATGCCGCTCTCGCAAGGGAAATGGCTCAAGCCGAAAAACGGCCGGCTCGCAAGGCCGAGTTGCTCGCTGTGCATCGTAACGCCGACGGGCAGTTTGACCTAGGTGACATGGGTTGCAAGCTGTTCTGTAAGACTGAAACTTATGAGAAGTTCAAGCACGCACGAGGGATAAATTCGCGCAGTGATGTTGCGAAGTGCGTGTTTGGGCCTTTCTTTAAGTTGATGGAGTCGGAGGTTTACCAGTACCCGGCCTTCATCAAGCACGTTCCGGTGTGTAAACGGGCGCAGTACATTACCGACGTGCTGGGACACTTCCCCGGTCCTTGGCGTGAAACAGACTTCTCGCGCTTCGAAAGCCACTTTGATGCACATATTCTCGACTGCATTGAGATGCAGCTTTACAAACACATGCTGAAGAACTTCCCGGACATGTGGCAGCTCATACACAACGTTCTGACTGGAGAGAATCGTTGTCAGGCCAAGGGTTTTACCATCAGAATCCGGGCCAAGCGAATGAGCGGAGAGATGTGCACCTCCCTTGGTAACGGGTTCACGAACCTGATTCTGCTTAAGTATATCGCCTACACCAAGGGTGCCCAGCTAGAGTGCGTCGTCGAGGGGGATGACGCACTCTGCTTCACCGACGCTGAACTCACCCCGGAAGACTTCGCCAGACTGGGTTTCAGCATCAAGATGTTGACGCACAACGAACTTCTCCGGACAAGCTTCTGCGGGTTGGTTATGTCTCGTGATCTTTCCACCATGACTGACCCCCGTAAGGTGCTCCTAAATTTTGGATGGACACACAGCCCTTTGATGCTCTCGGGGCCGCGTGTGTTGGGAGCTCTTCTCCGTGCCAAAGCCCTTTCCCTTGCGTATGAACACCCACAGTGCCCAATTTTGAGCACTCTTGCCAAGGTGGTTCTTGCTCACACGTCAGGAGTCAAGGCCCGGTTTGAGACCGGATGGTACGAAGCTCAGCTTCGCCGTGAGATTGCTAGTTTTGCGGAAGATACAGGGCGGAAACTGGAAATAGGCCCCAGTCCCGCCACGCGCAGGGATTTCGCTGAACATTTCGGCATATCCGTGCAGCTGCAGGAGGAGGTGGAGCAGGAGCTCATGGGCTGGAGGGGGGGCAAACTCTCCGGTCCGTGGGTCCGCTTCCTCTTTGACATGGACGACCAGTACGCAGATGCGAGGGACTATGATGCGCTTTACGCTCGTCCCTCGCGCTACTGGCCGTTCTTTTAGGCCTCATGGGGTCGTGGGGCGGGGCCCACCCGGAAACTGGCGTCCTAAGAGCGGGGCTGTTTATCCCGCCGCCAGTTTCCGAGTGTGGTTTGTGCGTTGGCTGACGCACTTGACACCTGCCCAAAACGGGGTACAACACCGGGTCACGTGCAGTGTGAACCCTCTTTGAGGCTAATCCGCGTTGGCGCGCGGTGAGCTCACTGGCCCGGGTGCCACCATGTGGTGGCTGCGTACCAAGCCGTGCTAAACAGAATGCCGAGAGACTGCACGGAGCTTAACGTCCCACGATGCACAGTCCAGCTCGATGTGCTGCATCCCATACTACATCATTGGTCCAGGCCCTACGGCTACAATGAACAAGACTTCAAACCAGAAGAACCAGAAACGCAAGTCCAGCGCGAAGTCCAGGCGCGGACAAAGCGTCCCCGCGGCTTTCCCCGGCCGCGCCCGCACTACTCCGGTGCGCATGGTGCAGCGGGGTGATAACAGCATCACTGTGACGAACGAGGAGTACATCTGTGACGTTGTCACGGAAGTCAACTTCACCGCTCGGTCGTTCAGTGTTAACCCGGGGTTGTCCACCACTTTCCCTTGGCTGGCGAACGTGGCCAACAACTACGAACTCTATACGTTTGAGTCGCTCTCCTTCGAGTATCGCACCTCGACCGGCACGACCTCGTATGGAACTGTCTGCATGGCGTTTGATTATGACGCCGCCGACGCAGCGCCGTCGTCCAAGCAGCGCATGATGTCCTACATCGGCTCGGTGGCTGATGCGTGCTACAAGAACATCACGGTTTCGAGCAACCGTAGCCTCTTGACGAAGATGGCTAAAGAGCGGTACGTGCGACCAGGTGACGTCCCCGACGGCAAGGACGTCAAGACGTATGATGTGGCCAATCTGTTTCTCGCGTCGTCCGGCGGCGCTGGCAACACGACTGGTTCCCTCTACGTCAAGTACCGAATCAGACTCGAGGTGCCCCACACACCTGCCC